CATATACATTTTGAACATCAGTTGTATATTTTGTAATATTATCATGAAGAGAACTATTTCCTCTTTTTAATCTTCTTCTTATGAACGCAAAATTGTTTACACCAACGCCAGGTAAATCACCCAAAACAAATGATGAGCTACTAACAACACTTAAAACACGGCCTAGTGCAACAAAATTGGATTGACCATCTAAAACCTCAATTGCATCTTCTTCTAAGAATCCATGATCAGAGAGAGTTGTAATGTTAAAACTACTACTTGATTGCCTTACAACTGTTTTTGGAGTAAATTTAACGGATGTGTTGTAAACATATGATCCAAAATTACCATCCTCTGAACTTTTGTAAGCACCATATGTTCCAACTCTAACCTTATCACCTTTATTAAAATAAAAAGTATTATCGGGTATTGGAAAATCTTTTAAAACACCAGTGATTAAAACTTCTATTTTATTTGTATTATTTGCAAAAGAATATCCGTATGCAACATTATTATATCTTACATCATCACCAACACTTAAAACATCACGAGCTGTGTCTACTCCGACAAATTGATTTGCGGTTTTACCTGTATAAGTTACAACACCAGCAACACTCGCTGTTGGTAGTGATAAAGAACCACTTGTAGGGAATCCAACTGTAGTATCAACTGTAATTACAGTGCCGCCGATTGATACAGGGTCAGTTACACGAGTTCTGCCTGGAACTATGAAATTTCCATCAATTGAATCTTTTGATACACTAATCTGATAATAACGTTCTCCACCATATAGAAAATCTTTTACATCAGATATCGCACCAGAGGCTCCACGAATATTACTATCATCCTCATCATCATCTTGAAAGAGAGTTGATCCTTTTAAATCACGAGGATTACCTGTGATTGATTTAACTACAAAATCTTGTGCGAATCCATAATCTGCATCCGATGGTTTAATTAAAAATTCTGATGGTTTAATAATATTAACTTCTTCACCATACAGAGCTCTGAATAGAATTTTATATGATTCCTCGGTTCCTTTTGTTCGATAAAAATCTTTAATTTGTCGAATAAACTTAACCTGATCTAAATCGCTATCTAATTTACGATTCTCAAATCCACTTGCATAAGTTGTCTTAAGTTTATTAAAAAATTCACGAATAAAAAGATTGGATAGATTATGAACTTTTGTACCGCCAGTATGAGAAGCACCAACACTAGTGTTAAATGATAATAAATCTGACCTTAAGGGTTGATCCATCGCATCAACACCACTAAACCCACGAACACATCCAGTGAATGATGTGGTTCCGATACCAGTGTAGGTTATAATTTCATCATCAATTTTAATTAATCCATACTTACTTGGATATCCCTGTGTCGAATCTACAAAGATTGTAGATGAATATGATTCAGTATTTGTTGATAATCCAGTGTATTCGGTAAGTGCAGCACCAACATATGTTTGTAACTTAGTATATCTGTCAAGATTCTCAGCAATGTTTATTGATCCACCTTGATATTCTTGAGAGATATAATACTGTTTCATGAAATCCACAAAAAGTGGACTTTCAGCCTGAACAAACTCAGGTAACTGATTTTCAATTACCTGATTGATTTCAACTCTTTGTATTGAGGTATCTATCATTAATATCCGCCACCGTAGCTAGATCCACCGCCACCAGAAGATGTAGAGGTAGAAGAACTTGAAGTTGATGTAGATGCACTCGTGGAGGTGACTGTGCCACTACTTGATGTTGTTGTTCCAGTTGAAGAAGCTGTTGATGGTAAAAGTGCAGAACCTGTGGTCACTGGAGAGTTTGATATTCTCGTATATGTGGGTGTATAGTAACTGTGAGTATGCACAAATCTTGAACCAGAGGTATTTTCACCTGATGCGATTAAGTCTTGAATCATATTGATTGTTGTATTTGACATATCAAACTTGACATATAAATCACGAAGACCAACGATATCATTTGAGTGAGGAATTGCTTGAATTTCAACCACGCTATTTGCAATTACTGTTGAAAGGATGTTCACAGTATCTATAAGAATTTCACCATGCATATAATCAACTGTGCCAGCATTTTTCTTGATTATATTTGGAGTTCCGCCCTCTGTATAGGTAAAGAAGAAAATTCGACCCTTATCACGATTTATAACTTCATCTGCAAGATAAACAGTTTCTGTAATACCTTCAATTGTAAATCCAGTTGAAACTATGTTGTATGATGATTCTTGAGTATGGAACATGTTACCATAACATATCTCATATTGAGCAAATTGACCCAAAACTGCTTTCAAATTACGTCGAATTGTCACAAGAGTGATATTTGATGTAATTGATGAATCAACGCTATCAATCAATGATATAGCCTTACTATATTTGAATCTACCACCAAATTTATTTACATCAATCGAACGTGAGTATTGAGTTAGAGCATTTGAGACTCCAGTTTTAAGATTATCTTGGTCATCGTTCAAACTTGGATTGTAATATGGATTTACTTTAAGTTCAACATACAAATATTTCAAATCGATGAACTCTGGCACAATTCCAGCAACTGCATAACCTTTTAATTTTTGTACTAACTCTCTTTTTGTCTCATCTGATAGAAAATCACCATTTCGAGGTTTAACTGAGATAAAAACTTTACCAAAACGAGGTGGACTCATCTCTTCACCACCAAAAGCGGTTACAGACTCTACATTGGGGTAAATGTAACCTAAAACCGATTCATAATCGGATGAAGTCACTGCACGATATTGGGAAGAGTAAATTCGAGGTGCAAAATATTTAATTGATGACATAGATTCGATATCATCACCATCTCTTGACTTTTCATCTGTTGAAACAAGTGATATGAGGTCAGCATTGATTGATGCACCGTCTTGATTTGTAATATTTCCTACAAAACTAAATTCTGAAGCTCCATTTCCATCTTTTCCGTCAGTTACAATATAGGAAGCAGTAACAACGTTACTATTTGATAATTTTCGACCAATTACATTATCACCGAAGATTAATTCATATCTTTCATCCTCAATTTCCTGTAATAAGTATGAATTTGATGTTGATGTTACACCTACGATGTTATCAATTTGTTTATAAGTAACTGATGAAGTCGCCGTTGACGATGATTTAACTTTAACTTTGATTGTTGATGTATCAATAAAGGAATTATCAAGAATATATCTCTGATTGAACAAAGATGTATCAACAGTAAAGTTTTGGGAGATGTAAACACCCTCATATATCTCAACATTGTTAAATTCAGCAACTCCATTTACAACAGGGACTGTAATATCCTCTGGAATGCAAAATATGTAATTTGTATTGTCTCCAGCACCATTACAAATAATACCAGCGTTAATCGTAAGAGTTGATGTTTCTGTAAGTCCATCAACAGTAAAAGATATTCTTGCTCTTGATGATCTACGAGATCTAGGAACATATCCAATATTTCTGGCAAGTGCAACAACGTTTTCTCGAAGTGTAGCGGAATCAAGAAAACACTCGTTTGCTGCCATGTTGGTATTATAGGCAGTTGTATATGTATTATATGCTAATGCGTCAATTATGATTGAAAGGTTCGACCCTTCAAAATCATAATCGGTAAAATTGGTATTTGATCTCAGATAATCTCTGATGGATGTCTTGATTTGATCAAAATCTAAATTAACATATTGTCCGAAAGCCATTATACTCTAGCTGGGAATAGGAGAACGTCTACTTCTTGTGTTGGTGATGGAATTCCAGTAATATCATACTGAATTGTACAATTCATTTCATTTGTATCAGGTGCAATCGTAACATTTACATCAATATTGTCAATTCGAGGTTCATATATGAGTAAAGATGATCTAATTTCATCTGAAACTCGTATTTCACTTAAATTAGTGTTTAAATCAAATAAAGATTCATTGATAACTGATCCAAAATTGGGTTCAAATGGTTTTTCACCAAGAATTGTGAAAATTATGTTTCTTACAGACCTTTTTATAGCGTCTTCATTACGAATTGCAACCACATCATTCGTCACAGGATGACGTTTGAAGGATAAATTAATATCTTTGAATGCTCTGGAAGCCACTATTTACACAATTAGTTTGCTGTTTTTATTTATACCGCTTTTTTTATCTTTTTACGACTCGAATTCGATATTTTTCTGATTCTAAAGCGTCAATAATGTATTTAGCACAAATTCTTGGGTCTTTTTCGCCGCATGTGAAGAAATCTGCGTTCAAAAGACCAAATTCAGGCCAAGTATGACAAGAAACATGACTTTCAGAGAGTGCAAAAAGAGATGTAACACCGCATGGACTAAATTTATGTGTATATTCGTTCAATATTGTCATCTCCGACTTTAAAATCGCACGAGTGAAGATGTCACGAAGAAAATTTGGACTATTTAAGTCATCAAAATACCCATCATAGACATCTAGTATCAGATGCTCACTCATTTCATCCCAATTCTGGTTCATTTAAGTCAATTTTAAAGTCACCACCGTAAAAATCAGCGTTCATATCAGTGCCTCCAGCTCCTACTTCAACGTCAGATGCTCTTTCTTTCGCTGTTTTCCAGAAATAATTCTCTTCTGAACCTAATCCATCACGATCATGACCATTCTCCACCTGATAATACACGGTTGATACCTTAAAATCGGGAATCTTAGGTGTCTCAGGAGTGATACTGTTGTCATATATCCTCATTCTGTTGTTAGGATAGAGACAAAAC